CAGACGCGCCGCCTCGACTCTCTGGGCTTCGGCTATACGCTCGTTTTCTACTCTGATTGCCTCTAGTCTTGCGGCTTCTTGCGCCGCTAGACGCTCGGCCTCTAATCTCGCTGCGTCTCTTGCCGCTTGTTCTGCTGCGAGTCTTTCTGCTTCCACACGTTGAGCCTCTCGTTCTGCCGCAAGTCTTTCAGCCTCGATTTGCTCCGCAGTCTTGGGAAAGGATACGCTAGCAAGTATGCTCTGCGCTTCTGGGCCAGTAAAGCCTAGCGAATAGACTGCATAGTTGTACAACTCAGACGGCGTAAAGCCTTGGTTAGCCCTTGTCTGCGTTTGGCTAACAATCGAGTTGAAGTCATACCCGTTGTAAGGTGTCCTTGGTGGTGGCTCGTAGTAAACAGGCTCAGGCTCTACGTAAGTCGGAGGAGGTTCGTAGGTTGGAACGTAAACCGGCTCATAAACAGGCGCGGGGGTAGGCGCAGGTGTTGGAGCAGGCGTTGGTTCTGGCGTTGGAGCAGGGGTTGGTTCTGGTGTCGGGGCGGGGGTTGGCGCAGGGGTTGGAGCAGGCGCAACAGTAGGTGCAATGTAGTTAAGGATGTCCGAGTAAGAGATCCCGTAGCTTGCAGCAAGCTCTAAAAACCCTGGGACATTAGCCATGCCCCATGCAAAGTCCTCTGGGCTACCAAATGCGCTTAGATCCATGATTACCCAGGTATCTCAATGTTAGATGTAATCCCAGCCCCTACTTTCATAGCCTTCATCTGCGCCTCTGCCTCAAACTCCATGCGCTTGAGTTCTAACTCGGCTACAGCTTTCTCTCTCGCTAGCTGAATGTCTGCCATAGCTTTCTGACGCTTAATCTCGATGTCTGCTTGGGCTTGGGCCATCATCATCTGCACAGCAGGATCTGGGCCTTGTTGCTGAGGTTGTGCAAGCATTGCGTCAATCTCAGGTGTAACGGGCTTGAAGAACTCAGCAGAGTCTACAAAGCCAGCAGCCTCAACGAGCTTTCCGAGCGTCGCACGATATTGCGAGACAGACACCAAAGGATTGTTCGGGCCTAGCGTCTGCATGAGTTGCTCTTGTTTCGCAAGAACCATACTGAGCATAGCCATCCTTTGTTCCATGCTCCCTGTGCCAAGTCCGACATTCACTGATACATCGTACTGGTTCGACCACTCTCGCGGGTCGTACTGGACGTACTGCCCACGCATCCGAATCAAAACTGCTTTGTCCTGGTACTTGCATAAGAGATGTAAAAGTCCTTTGAAAAGATCTTTTACGCCTGTTTCTGCAAATATCCTAGCAATGAGTTCTATCTTGCCTTGTGAGGCTTGCGTAAGGGCCGCTATGGCCGCAGCAGTCACGTTCTGTAGGATGTTGGGGTCTAACCCTTGGGATGCCTCTGTGACTCCCGTACGTTTAGCTTGGATCTGGTCTAGGTACTCCATAAAAGGGAATACCTGTTGAGCAACAGGGTTAACTGTGATCGGCACAAGGGCAGCGGGATTCTTCATCCTCACTACACCACCAGGAGTCACCGACATAAGGTCATCGAGATTTACCTGGCCCTCCACAGCACCCATCCGAGTATTGTTTTGTAGGTACAGGTTATCAAGCATCTGCCTCGTTAAAGTAGTCTTGATAAGCTGGAGATCGACTGTACGATCAGCAGGACAATCCCCAAAAAAGCGATGAGGTATCGGAATAGGACAGAGGGTGTAAAACGGCACATAGTCGGTTTCTTCGTTGCTTAGGATTTCATTCCCCGAAAAGTGAACCCGTCTAAGTTCTGCAATCCCATCTCCGTCGTAATCTGTCTTTAGGTAGCACTCAAACACTTCAACCGTCTGCATGGACTTATCAAGACTTGGCTCCATGTAGGGCTGTTCGTCTCGGTTGTATCGAGCAATGTACTCAGCAGAGAACTCAAGGTCGTTGTAGACCGGAAGGTTCATCACGATCTCAGGATCAAACCCCATCGCAACCAGATCAGACCTTGTGATGAGCTTTCTATGTGCGACAAAAGGTGTGTCCCTGACAGTCTTTCCTGCCTTTGAGATCAGGAACTCTTCGGGCGGCACATTCTCGATCTTGATCTTTCCTGACTTGGTTTGCTTCATCAGCGCGACGTTATGGACGCGCATCATCTGACCGTCAATCTCTTGCTCAATCGTCTCTTGGGCAGCGATCTCCATCGTCCCATCAGACATAATCATGGCAAGTTCGTCGTCTGTCAGGTTTGCGTACTGCTCCTTCGTGACCGAAATTGAGTCATCCCAGTAGGCTTTGATGATCCCGACCTTTTGAAGGATCGCGTCCTTAAACCAGTCGTGCATGATCGAGATACCTGGGTTCTGCTTCATAAGCACCCAGTTCGTGTACTCGCTTGCCTGTTTTGCTAAAGGCTCATCGCCTGGGCCTACAGGCTCAAATACACCAATCTGATCGGCAGATGTGAACAAACGCATGAGAGGCGGCAGCATCCCGTCTACCGCTTCCGCAACCTCTCCCGTAACAATCTGAGAGCGACCCTCGACCTCGTTACCGTAGGGGTCACGCATGTAGGCCGTAAGAGCGTTCTTGCGCTGCTCGACCGTCTCGGTCTCAAGAAAGCCTATGGCGTTATCGATTTCGCCCTGAAGTATTGCTTTAAGTCTACCGTCGTCCATTACACCACCCAGCTTACGTTAGGTTTCAGAGGCTTTGACCAAGATGTTGTCTCAGACATACCAATTGCTAAATACCGGAATGCGTCAGAAGCATGAGATGCCCAGTCGTGAAGAGGCTTGTCCCAATAGACCTGACGCTTATCGTCGTATTGTCTCCGATAATTGCGTAGCGCGTCCACTCCACGCTTTGTCTTAGAGTCAAACCAACAATAAGGAATAAGCCTCCTCACGGCTTGTATCCCGTCGTCAACACTCATTCTCGGCACAATCGTGATGTTTAACCCTGCTTCTTGCAGGAGTTCCATCCTTGAGCGTCCAGTGCCTAATTCCCTGACTTGTACGTCGTGAGGCAGTAACTGCTCGGCCAACTCGTAGTGATTTGTTCTTAGCCAGTTCACATACCAGTCAAGACCCTGACCGTGGTTCTCTACAAAGTCGATGAGTCGTGTCTCTAAACCCACTCTCTGACAAACCCAGATTGCAGTGGAGTCGCCTATCCCTAAGTCCCAGGCACAGTAAGTCTTAGCTAAACCGTCTACAGGAATGTCATGGAATCGCTCAGACGGTAGCTCATTGAGAAGCTGCCCGTAGTAACTTCCCTCGATTGCTGAGTCAAAGGAACACTCAAACTCTTGCAGGTACTTGTCGTCTCCCATTTCAGACTTGGCTGCGTCGAGTTCAGCCTGAGGGATAAGACCCGTCTCGGACGCTCGGAACTCAAGCAAGGCCCAATCGTTATGATCTGACGCATGGTCTCTTAAACTTTTGAAGTGGTTATTTCCCTTTGGGGTTCCGAGGAATAACGCCCATCCCATCCTGTCTGACAGGGCCGGACGAACCACCTCCGACCAAATTTTAGGGTTCTGGTCTCCAAATTCGTCGAATACAACCCCGTCAAAATACTGTCCTCTAAGAGAGTCTGGGTTATCAGACCCTGCAAGTTGGATGCGTCTGCCCCAGAAATCAACCCTAAGTTCTGCAATATTCGCGGTGGCGTTGAGGGGCTCGGTAAACTTGAGGAGGTAATCCCAGATAACTCGTTTTGTCTGGGAGTAGGTAGGCCCAATAAACGCATATCTTGGAGCCTCCCTCTGGTTTTCTATTGCTGACTTAATGATGTGGTTGACAGCAGAAACCGACTTTCCACATCTCCGATGAGCAACAACAACTCCGAATCGCTTGTCTGCAAGCGCATGGTGGATCTGTAGCTGTTGCGCTCGCGGTGCATACGGGATGATTATTCTGGTTGCGCCCATGTCACTTGTAGAGCAACTGGTTGCCCGTCAGTTCCCGTTACCTCTGTTCTTGCTAGCTTAGGAATGTGGTACTCGATAGCCCTCAGATAAATATCACAAGCCTTTTCTGGGCTTTTTGCGGCTACTTGGTCTAGCCAATTAGAGAACCTTGGTGCGTTTAGTTCTGCCATCTTTGCGATAGCCTCTCTCACCGCGGCAGTGCTTTTGTTAGGCACTCCCTTAGCCCTGCCCATGCCGGCAGCAGGAGGTAGCTTTCTTTCACCATCTTCCAATACTTTGTTGTTCATATGTTGTTTATTAGCAACGCTTTACATACCTTCTTCATCTCTGCGACGAAGATACTCTAAGACAGCAGGACTGAGTAAACCTGCTCCTACTGTGCCTATTCCTGCTAGCAAATCAGCTTCTTTTGTTCTTGCTGGATCGAAGGCGGCAAACCTAGACCTAATGCGAGACGGATCTGTAATTGCGTAAATGTCCGTCAGTTCGTCATATGCTTTTTGTCCAGGGTCGTAAGTTTGTTTCATTACGACCCCTGGTTTACGTTGTGCAATGGCTTCTTTTATAAGCTCATTGTAACTTTCATCTCTGTATCTTGACCCCTTAAAGTCTTTTACATTCATCCCTTCTGTTCTTATCATCAAAGGCATGACGTTAGCACCTTGAGGTATTCCAAGAGCGTAATAATCAGCATCCAATGACTTTATGTCGCTGAACGCCTTATTTAATTCTTCTAAGGCTTTCGGGTCTTTTTGAAACTCTGGGAGGTTTTCCCATCCACCCTCGTTACTCGCTTTATAGAGTCGAGCCGCGTCAGGGTCTTTCTTTTGAATGTTCGCAAGTATTTTTCTGTACTCTTCGGGAGTATCCCAAAGAACACTACCTCCGTTTGCCTTCTCATACCTTTCCCATAGTTTATTTTGGTCAACAGCAGAAGGAATTTTCGCCAAGGCTCTATCGTAAGCCTCTTTCCTTACAGCCATTCTTGCCAGCATCTCTGATTCTTCTTTGTAATCCCCTAGCTGTGGTCTATTTGAATAGAAATCTTGCTGTACGCCATACTTGTTCAAAACATCGCCAAATTTTTTCTCAGCCTCGAATCTTTCATCTGAAACTTTTGCGGCAATGTCTCTTTGCTTGAAAGTAGCATCTTCTAACTTGACGGTTAGATCCTCTACTTTGTTCCAATCCCTAGCTTTTTCAGCGGCAGCCAATTCTCTGTTGATAGCGTTTATTTCTCTACCTTCTCCAAGTAAAGAATATCCAACAGCAACTTGTGGCTTTGAGGCGGCAAAATCAGCCCTTTTTGCTGACGGCGCACCAGTTGTAGCACCCCTAAATTGTTTATCGAAGTTTCTAATATCCCCAGTTGTGCCATGATAAGCATCAACAAAACCCATTGCCCTAGCGCGATCCATCGCTGTGTTTGCTTCAGGTAAACCGAGCATCTTTACAGCGTTTTGTCTTGCTATCTCTAAAGCATCGTCTCTCGGAGCAGAACTTAACGACCTTTGTACAGCCATACTTGCGCCAGGAATTTGGCCTGCCTTAGCTAAAGTAGCCGCTACAGCGAACGGCGCAACCGAGCTATACAGTTGACTAGCAACGCTTGCCTGCTCACCTAGTCTGTAAGCATCAGACATCTGTTGTGCTTGTGGATCCATCACCGAATACGTCGGGTTCCTACCCGTAAACCCTAGTAGACCTTGTGCTACAGGACTCGTCTGCCCATACCCTGGAAGC